GCAATGTCTTTCTTCGTACGAGCGTCTGACAGGTCTACGTTGTTAGACTGGTAGTTAGCCAAGCCGCCGTTGGAGCGGATAGAAGCGCGAAGTTGTGTGCTGTCATCACAATACAAAAAATTATTTGTTGTGTTGTTTGGAGTGGCATTGTTATACAGCACTCTAATACCACGAACAGTTCCATCTAATGAATTCGCTGTATTTGTTACAAATGCAATAGTTTCGTCTGCACTTTGTCGCAGTTCGTGATATGAGCCTGTACTGCCCTGATACGTCCCCGCATTACTAAACTTGCTGTAACCCCCCGCCGTGATGCGTGCGCGTTCAAGAAGCGAAGACCCGTTGTGCGTCAGAAACGCTATATCTCCAGTTCGGCTTGCATGGTTGACGTTGATGAAGTCAATCTGTGACACCACCAAACCGTTGCTGTTGTACGCACCGATGTTTGAGAAGTTTCCGTCCGTGGCAGAACTGTTAATTAGATTTAGCGCGGCACCATTATTAGTTGCAAGATTCGTTGAAGTGCTTGATGCCGTCGCCGCATAAAGTCCGCTTGATATGGCAATTCCGGGGGTTGTATTGGTTGTAACCGTCTTGCCAACCAGCAGATTACCCGACGCATCCAGCGTTAGAGCCTGCGTGAACGTGATCGCGTTGCCTGCGGTGCCGGAGGCTGCGTTGTACCAAACGTGTGCGCCAGCCTGCTGACGGTACTGGTTTGCGGCGCCGTTGGAGATGTATTTGAAATTACTGCCGTCATAATAACTATTGGCACTCAAATACATCGCTGTCTTGTCGGAAGTCCAACCAGCCAATGACGCATTTTCAACTTGTATTGCTTTTAACCCACTCCACGCACTCGGCGTCACGCCCAGACCGAGGTTGCCGGAGGAGTCAAGCGTTAAGCGAGTTGCGGAAGCAGTGAAATCATAAAATCTCATGCTGCTATCGGCAAAGATTCCAAACTCGCGAGAACCCGTGGAATTCATGCGTATTCCAGCCGCATAGCCGCCAGCAGTAGTCGTCGTTACTCGTATATACTGGTCATTTGTTCCGGATACATCCAACTTATACGCCGGACTGCTCGTCCCGATGCCGACGTTGCCGGAGGAGTCTATGACTGCACGCTCCGTTCCAGCAGTCTGAAAACGCAGATAGCCGCTTTCCTCGTTTGACAGCGTAGCGTTTGCACCGTTGAGGTACATCAGCAATCCATCTGACGCTCCTGATCCAGATGTTGAATTGGCAATTTGCAAAATCGGCAACGATGCTTTGTACATCGTCATTAAATAGTTCGGACTGCTCGTCCCGATGCCGAGATTTCCAGACGTATCTAGCCGTGCTTTTTCCGTAGTTCCGGTATAGAACAAAAGACTGCCAGAGTTTACGCCCGCTCGTAACGCTGCGATGGAACCTGCGGTGTCTGATCCGTCGTTTGACTTGAAGTTTAAGAATCCGTAGTCGTTGGAACTTCTCGCCCGAATGTTGATGCCGTTTGAGCCAGAGTTGGAAACAACATCAAGCGGGACAGCCGGACTGCTCGTGCCGATGCCGAGGCCGGTGGAGGTGAGGCGCATACCTTCTGAACCATTTGCGCCAAAAGCAAGAGACACCCCGCTACGCGCCAGCAGCGTCATCAACGAGGAACTGTCTATGCCCGTGTAGAAAATATTGGTGCCGTTGTACGCATACTCAATTCGGCCATCCGCCGCAGCGCCAGTATCAAAGCCGCCAAAAGCGCCGCTTCCCTTTACAGCAAAACGACTTCCATTTGTGGCTCCGCCAACCGAAAGTAACGTTCCATCAAACGTCAGCGCACTCCCACTCGTCGCCACCTTGCTGCCGTTCAAATACAACACGCCGTTGGCGGTGCCGCCGGAGAGGATGGGGTTAGCAGAGAGCGAGACAATGCCAGTCGAGTCGGCAATCGTGGCAGCAGCCGTGCCATCCTTCGCCTTAATGTTCGTAACTTCTACGTTCGTCGCATCTACGGTCGTCGCGTTGACCGCCGTGGAGGTCAACGTGTTGATCGTGATGGCGTTGATCGTGCCGCCTTCGACCTTATCGCCGCTGATTTGGTTGTCGGCGAGGGTGAGCGTGCCAGAGGAGACATTGAGCGTCTTGCCCGAGCCGACGTTCAACCCTACCGATGTGCCATTTCCGCCGGGGGCGAAGATGCCATCAATCGTGTCGAGGTTGGTGTTGAGTTTCCCGCCCCAAGTATCAGCAGAGGCGCCAACCTCCGGCTTGACGAGGGAAAGGTTGGTGGTATTCGTGTCAGCCATGTTTCTCTACCTCAAGCGGCCTGCAAATAGGCCGGATGTGTTTTCTCTGTCCAACTCTTCGCCGTATCACTTGCCGGCGTCCATGTCTCTGCCGTGTCACTCACCGGAGTCCACGCAACCACCGTGTCGCTCGCTGCCGTCCAGCTCTCCGCCGTATCCGGCAGCGCCGTCCAACTCTCTGCGGTATCCGGCACCACCTCCCACTTGAGCCGTCCAGAGACGACCACCGAGGAGGTTGCCAAGATGGCGCAGGATGCAAACTGCACCCGGTTGCCTGTCGCCGTCAGCGTCGTCTCAGCGAGCAGCGCAGCCGCACCCCTGTGGATACGCTGCCCCGACGCCAAGAGGCTGCTGGTCGCGTTAAGCGCCGCAGCGCCTTGCTGGATACGCTCCGCCGCAGCGGTTAGCGTCGCCGCAGCGGACAAGGCAGCCGCCGCGTTCTGCACCCGATTGGCGGTCGCTGTGAGCGTTGCCGCCGCGCTAAGGGCCGCAGCACCCTGCTGCACCCTCACCGCACTCACCGCGACCGTAGCCGCAGCATTTAACGTCGCCGCACCCTGCTGGATGCGTACCCCGGCAACCACCAAAGTCGTCGAGGCATTTAGCGTGGCTGCCCCCTCTTTGGGGTCTATGCCATAGTTGCCACGCCCGTATAAGCCGCTGCCGTAACCGGCCACGTCTTAGGCCAACGTAATGTCTAGGTCGCCAGCAGGCACTCGGAACACGTCCCCAGAGGCAATCGTCTTGCTGGCAGTGAGGTTGCCGTATGCGAGCAGGTTTCCGCTCGTCAACTGGTCGAACACGCCCACCGCAACAATCGTGCCCCACGAAGAACCTGCGGTCGGAAACTCCACCGCAGACGTGTTGCTCGCCGTGTCATTCGTCACCGTGAAGGCGACGGTCTGGCGCGCATACGCCGTGCCGCTCACCTCAGTGCCACCGCCAGTGTCGGTCGGTGCAACGGTGTAAAGAGCCAGGTACAGCGTTGACGGCGCAGTATATGCGGTGCCGCCAAACACATGCAGCATGACCTTGTTTTCGAGATAGTCTGAAAATGCACTCACGGGATCACCCTCGTCGGTTTAACGGTCATGGCTGCGCGGCCCTGACTAAACGCCGCACGCTCGTTTTGCAACATCATGTCTTCAATCGCAGACTGGTACTGGTTAGCCCAAAGCCCCACGCGCTCATCGTCGCGCAGGTACGGGGCGGCTTGCAGAAGCGATCCGTATAAGTACACGTCAGGATGCCGCTCGAGCACCCAGTTTGACGTGTTGCTGTCGGATAACTTTGCCAGCGTCGCCACATAGGTCAATTCTGCCGTGTAGCTCGTATCCGGCGCGGGCAGCACTTCGATCTGGTTTCCGATCAGAGCGAAATACTGCGGCTTGCCCGTCGTGCGATAGACGTATTTTTTTGCGTCCAGTTCATCTTCGGTGAGAAACACCAAAGGCTGCACCGGAGCCGTGGAGGTCAACACCAGCGACTTGGCGGACAGGAAGTCAGACGGCAGCGCAGAGAACGGCGTGTCGATGGTGGCGTTGGCACGCTTGACCATCTTTTGCGTCGGCAGGCGACGCTCCATCTGCGCCTCGGCAAGCGAGATAAAGTCGGGAATGACTGCCGTGAGGTCGTCACGGTTGAGCCAGTCGCCGATGCTTGTCCTAAGTGCGCTGTATGAGTTTAGGGCCATCTAACTCTTCCTTCATCGCCCAAGCACCCTCGTGGGAGTACTCAAACGTGCCGATGTGTTTAACATGCTGCGAAAGGTCGTGATCTAAAAGCACCTCAAACCCGGCCTCTTTGGCCTTGCGGCAGAAGAACACGTCCTCGCCGATGTAGTGATTCCCGACTGTGGAGTACGGGATTGCAAACCACGGTGCCTCTAACTTCTCGAACACCTCTCGCTTCGTCATCATCACACCCATGCCGACATAATCGACAGGCTGTAGCCCTTCGGACTCTGGGCCGGTATATACCCGGTCAATCTTGCCGCCACCGTCCATCATCGCCACCGGCTTGACCGGCATACGACGTGTCGAATAGTTAGCAGCCACGATGGGCTTGTCGCGCAGAATCAGGTGCCCGATGGTTTCCTTCGGGAACCGCATGTCTGAGTCAAGCCAGAGGAGAAAGTCCGCCTTCTCATCTAGTGCTTGACGCGCAAGCTCCATTCTCTGAGAGGCGATCAGAGTTCCGTGGCTCGTGAAGAGCAGAACACGGTCATCTGTTGTCGCTGTGTGAAAACTCATCGCTCGCGCTAGGTCATAGGCGAACGAGGTCATCACCGTATCCCGAGCAGGCACCAATATCGCTATTGATCTGCTCATACACGCCCCGCGCGTGTTCGGAAGAGTTGGTTGTCTCTATCGTTCAACCAAGCCTTCATTTTCTTTGGATCGTCAACGATCCCTTCATTCTTGAGTCGGTAGAAAAGCGCCATCGGAATAGATGCCACCTTGCTCCACTCGCCGTACCGAGCACGTTCGTCCGTGTTCGCGTACTCTCTTTTGTTTCGCTCAATCAGGTCGCCAACTTCAAAGACCGTCTCAATCGTGGCCTCATCTTTGTCGGCATCGTAATGCCACCACTTTGTCGTACCCGTTAGCGGGTCATAGTCAAAAAGGCGCTTTCCTGACGAATTCATGCGTTCCTCAACTCAGGGGCGACGGCCCTATTGCCGCCGCCCCTAAGTTTATACCACTACAATCAAGTCGTGGTGAGGTCAGCGGCGAGGCCGTGCGCGGCTTCGGTGTTGACCTTCAAGCCCCACTCCACAACGATCATGCGCTTCTCGGCGTCGCCGGTCTTCGCAAGTTCAACCGTCTGGAAGGGACGCAGGAAGGCGACGCTGGCGTACTCAGGATCGAGCACGAAAGCATCACGCTCACGCTGGAAGCGGTTGGGGACAACCGACACCGCGCCGAAGTCCGAAACGTACACGTCGGCAGCGCCGATGATGACGCCGGGCTTGTTGCCCGTGACTTCGCGACGAATCTCCGCGATACCCGCGAAGCCCGACACGCGCTGCTTGTTGACCGGGCCGACCATGAGAATCTTCGGCGTGCCACCGGCAGCCCACACCTTCTGGATCACGCTCTTGAGGATCGTCTCAGAGAACGTGCGGAGGTTGGCGTCGGTCGCGTCCGTGCGGGTCGCATCCGGCTTGGCAGTGTAAACCGGGTCAGCGCCGCCCGTACCCTTGTCCGTGTTGGACTTCAGGAACGCGAGGAGCGAGCCAGTCTTGCGAAGAGCCGTCGAGACACCAGCCGAGCCGGCAGCAGCCGCTTGGTTGGTGAGCATGATCGACTCCATGTCGCGCTTCAGTTCGGCAGAACGCTTGGCAAGCTGGTAGGCCAGTTCCGAGCGACGACCAGCCTTGTCCACCGACTCGAGCGTGCCCGAGATGAGGACGGTCTTGCGGCTGACCTGCGTGTAGTTGCCGATGCGGGTCGTGGCGGCGGTCGAGTCGTAGGACGACACGTCGTCACCTTCAACCTGCGCGTTGGTCGTCGAAGCGGCGGCGAGCGAGTCCGTCTGCCACTCAAAGTAAGTGTTCTTGACGTTCTCACGACCGATGTTCGACATAAACGGAGTCTCTTCGGGCGAGATGTTGTAGATAACATTCGAGAGAGACTCACGGATACCCTTGGCGGCAAAGGTATCGAAAGTATTTGCTGTCTGGGACATTTGAAATTACCTCAATCTATAAACTGTTCAAACACAGCAGCCGCATCTCTGTGGCTACCACTATTTGCGAGTCTAGAAAGAGCCGCCTTGGATGCTACGACCTTGGAAGATTGCGGGTTGGAAGTGGCGCCAGCCCTCATCGGCTTCGCCTTCTGCATGATCTTTGGACGCATCTGATCTCGTTTGCTCATCAGTTCGTCAAAGAGCATCGCCTTGCGCAGGGCCACCACGGCTCTTGCATCGTAAATGTCCGAAATCTCTTCGACCGTAAAGCCGAGTCTTTCGGTTGCATAAGATACGATCTTCGCCTTCTCAGCGCGCGCCTTATCAGCGTCGCGCCATTCCGGTAGTGCTTCGAACAACTTGGCACGCTCAGCCTCAAGGGTCTGCGCCTGCTCAATCTGCTCTTCCTGCTGCTGCTTCTCAACCAGAGCCGCGCGCTGGGCTTGCACCCAACTTGCCTGCTCTTGCCTGGTGCGATGAATTTCGCGCTGTCTCACCCACTCGACCGGGTTCTCTTTGTAGAGACGATCCCAGTCGATGTCAGGCGGTTGCAGCGTGCGCAATTGCGCATCAAGCACTTCCAATGTCTGCGCATACCGTTGCCGCTCTTCCCGCGCTGCTGCCGCTTCTGCTTCAGCCTGTCTTCGGGCCTCAGCAATAGCCTGCGTCTTGCGCGTGTAATCCGCGGTGCGTGAATAGCCCTTCAGCAGCTCATCCAGCGGCACCTCGACTTCTTCCCCGTCAACCTTGACGCGGAATGTCTGGCCCGACTGTGGCGCCTCATCGGCTTCCTCATCGCCTTCGGTTTGCTCATCGCTCTCGGCATCGGACTCGCTAGCCTCTGCCTCAAGCACCTCATCTTCCCCACCTTCAGTTTCGATCAACTCGTTTTCGCCTTCATCGGCGGCGAGCATTTGTTCGAAAGCATCCTGCGGAGATTGTACGTTTCCCGGGGGTACACCCGTGCCGGTTTCGCTCATAATTCTATTTTGCGGTATTCAAGCGGTTATTTCCTACCGCTTAACTTATCTATGTCACGCTTTGCCATCGTGCCGTTCTCAACCACGATCCGCAGATGGCGCTGGATTTCCTCAAGAAGGCACACGGCAAGCCATAGCCGCTCGCGCTCTTCTTGGTCGGCGGGCTTACTCTGCCGCCACGCCTTGAGGTACTCGCCCTCCAAGACGGCAAAAGCCTCCACGAGAATCGGGTTCTCGAGGAGGTCTTTGGCTTCTTGCCCCTTACGGGCGTCGATGTAGGGGTTGCGCTCGCTCAAGCGAGAAGGCCGCTCTTAGGCTTCTTTCTCATCGCCTTCTTCAAGAGCTTGCCGCCCTTGTCGGCCTTGTTAAATTCTTTGGCGACTTTCATGGGCACGCCGACGCGCTTGGCGAATTCTGGGTCGTGAGCGGCTGCGGCCATAAGGCGGGCTTGTTTGGCGGATTTGCTTGGCATTAGTCTTTCCTCGACTTGTATTGCTTCAATAGCCTTCGGCCTTTAGCCACGGCGCTTGCTTTGTCGCCTTTGTGACCCCACGCCTCAAGCGAAAGTTTCAAGCGTGTTTTATCGCCTTGCTCGTCAAATAGCAATCCCGGCATCGACCCCATGCGCGTCAGAAACGATCCCTTCCGACGCAACTGCTCTGGCGTCTTAGCCTCGCCCTTGACGGGTGGCTTCAACGTACCGCCGGTCTGCGCCTTGTACGACGCACGCCCTTTGGCGTTGAGGCCGCCCTTCTTGGACTTGCCCTCAGCGCGCTGCCAAGCCGGCGTCTTCACTTGCGCTTCTTCGCCGTCTTCGCCGCTGCCTTGAAAGCCTTGGCCGACGGCGCGCCCTTTGTACCAGGCTTGCGCATCTTCTCGCCGCTACCGGCTGCAATGCGCTCACGCTTGGCCCAAATGTTTGCGTAAAGACCTTGCTTCATTATCCTATCCTCCTGTTGCGGCTGCCTCTTGCGCCGGGGAATTCTGCCAAATCAAAGTTTGACATATTCATTGGCGCAGCGGAAATATCCGGCGGCAACATCGGCGGCGCTTCAACCATCGGAGGCGGCATCATCGGCACATTCGGCGGAAGTTGCTGCATCGGAGGCTGTTGCAGCATCGACGGCGTGAAAGAAGCCGGTGGCAACGGCATCGGCATCTGCGGGGCAGGTGCAGGTGCAGGTGCAGGTGCAGGCGCTTGCGGCGTCATCTCAATAGAAATCGGAGCAAACTGCTGCGATTGAAACGGCGTCAAGATTCTCGATGACGGCTGAGGCGTCGGCTCAACTGACGACGGCGGAATGATGGGCGCAGCAGCGGGCGCTGCAACCGACTTTGAGCCTGTCGCCGTTACTCTCGCCCTAGACGGCGCGGGCTGAGGAGCCCTTTTAGCAGGCGCTTTTGCTGCTTTGGGAGCAAGAATAGACTGCGCAGGAGCAACCGCCGGAGGCGGAGCAACTGGCGCAGGGGCCGGTTGAGGCTCGGGCTGCGGACGCATCATAGGCCGCTGCGCCAACTCTTCCGGCATTGCTTGGAACGGCGGCGGCAACGAAATCGGCGCCGCAGAGAACTGCGGAGGCAGCGGCGGCGGGGGCGGCATTTGCGGCGGGGGCGGCAAAGGCTGCGGAAGAGGCTGCGGAAGAGGCTGCGGCATAGCCTGCTGAGGTTGGGGCGGAGGCGGAAGCACAGCAGGAACTTCAGGCGTAGGCGCCGGAGTCGGCTGCGGCATGTATCCGCTTGCAGCTCCGCCAGGAAGAGAAATCGGCGGAATTTGCCCAATGGCGGGCGGGATCATTTCAGGCTGCTGCGGTATCTGCTCAGAGAAAGGCGATGACGGACGACCGCCGCCCGTCGGCACTTCTTCAGGCATTCCTTGAGCGCCGCCAGTCGGCCCCATTGGGATGTTCGGTGCGCCGCCTTGAGCAGGAGGCGGTGCTGGCTGTTGAGGGTTTAGGCTATTGATAATCGCATCAATGTCTAAGTCGCCAAGGTCAAAGCCAGAGAACTGCTGCCCGCCGCCGCGACCACGGCCACCCATGCCACGGCCACCGCCCATACCGCGACCGCCGCCCATGCCACGACCGCCGCCGAATCCGCCCATACCGCCCATGCCGGACGGGTCAAACGGATTGAAGGCGCCGCCGCCATAGTATTGCTGCCCAAGGTACTGGCCCATCATTACGTTTGGATCAGCGCCACCAGCCATACCGCCGAAGTCGCCCATGCCGCCAGCGCCAACACCGCCGAAGGACGTGCCGAAGCCGCCCATTCCGCCACCACCGTAAGGGTTGAAAGTGCCGCCACCAGCGCCGAATGGGTCGCTATAGCCGCCCATGCCGCCGCCCATACCCATCCCCATGCCACCGGCAAATGGATTGTATGCGCCAGTGCCTACGGCAAATGGGTTATACCCGCCACCGCCATAAGCCTGCCCATATCCGCCCATTACCGAAGCAAACGGGTCGCCCTGATAGCCTTGCAGCGGCTGCAACACCTGCTCCTGCTGGCTGCTCCTGCTCTTGCCCTTAAAAATCTTGCTCATTTCAACACCCTACTATCAGGTCAATGGTTAAGGATCGGTCAAGTCCCAATAAGACAACGCACCGATTCCGTCTCCGGTGCCGGTAATCACTCGCGCTGCGAGTGTAAAAACGTCGCTCGTCCCCGCAATCGTGGAGCCGAGCTGCAAGTCAAAGTTATACGTTGAAGGATCGTTGATCGTGTTTCCTGACAGCACGCCGGATGACGTGAAGTCTGACTTTACAATTTCACCGCCTGTGAGCGCGGTTGCTGCGACATCGTATTCCACATTCGTCGAAAGACTTGAATAAGACGCGCCAGTGAGTGTCGCGTTCCTAATCAATGCCACCTCAAAATAGTCTGATGCCGAGGTCGGCATAAATGAAAAGCCGTTTGGAATGACCACTGCGCCAAGGTTCGCAGATTTCATGCGAATTGACACAATCGGCACAAATGACGTTCCAATGCCCGTCAATTCCGTCGTGCGGCGTGCCCAAGTCAGCGCAGACTTTTGCTCATAGCCACCTTCAGAGATGACCGTTGAGCAAATCTGCTTGAGGGTCTTTGAGGCAGCCAGAGCACCCGTCGCTCTGATTTCATAGCGCACCGGCAGGATCGCGGTCTGCATGTACACCGACGACAGCGAGTTCGCATTGTTGAACGTGTGAGCAACAATGTACTGACCGTCGATGACGAAGCCGCAGCGCACCGTGCCAACACCCAGCCATTCTAAGTCGATGAAGAATATCTGGGTCTTGGTGACATCAAGCGTGATCCCACTTGCACCGCTGCCGTCTAATTTATCGCCATTCCAGTCGGCTTGCGCGACCGCTCTCGCATCGCTTGCAGAGCCGCTCGTGTAGGTGCGAATAATGAGCGACAGCGCGTTGTTGTTCTGCTGCAAAAATATGCCATTATTCGCATTGAAATACCCAACCCGCTGCCGCAAGTTTGTCGCGCCTGCCGCCATGGCAAACGTGCACATGATGAGCATCGACTTGCCAGGCTGGTACGGGAACACACGCTTGCTCTGCCGTATCACCTCATCGCCAGAGGCCGTCGTCACGTTCATCGCAACAGACGACTCGTTCGCCAAATGGGTACACGTCGCCGATCCCGCAAGCGATTCGCTAAATTGCGGGTCTTTGGCGTAACGGTTCTGGCTGTCAAACAGCGTGTGCGGTGTTGACGTGCGCAGACGACCGAAAGCGTCGAAGTTCGTCTTGTTGAGCAAGTTTAAGTCCGTCAGACTGTTAATAAATTTGACGATTTCAAACTGATTTGAGGCCAACAGACTCAAATACAGTTTGAGCTGATTGTTCGCTTGGTTTAGATACTGTGCCGAATATGCCGCAGGCGCCACGTTGGGATTCGGCGGCTGTGGTACAAAAACTCCCTCAAGTGGTGCTGCCATGGCATCACATTACCTGCGGAGGCGGTTGCTGCGGAGCAGCACCTTGCGGAGCCATCGGAGGAGCCTGCGGCGCCGGTTCAGGCGCCATCTGCTGCGGGTTGAACGGCACGATCTCCGGCAACACCGGCTGCTGTATCGAAGGCGATGCGGTGCGCTGACGATCCATCATCGCCGTAATCATCGCCGTATCTACCGCCGTTCCGCTCTTCAACTGAATTTCATAAGCGCGCAGCATGATGTCCGCTTCTTGCTTGTCGCGCGCGCGGTCATCCTCGAGCAGCATCGACTGTCGCTTGAGTTCCAGTTCCGCCTGCTTGTTCTGAATATCAGCCATGATCTTCTGCTTCTCAACTTCGGCGAGAATTTGCGCCGGATCAGGCGGAGGCGGAGGCGGAGGCGGCGGAGGCGGAACCTGCGCCGGGTCTTGGAAGAAGTCTGCGCCGTTCTTGAAGCCAGACAACTCCGCGATCTTGACGAGCGTGTTGCGATACTGCGACGGTGTGACGAGCGGATTCTGCGGCCCCATCTGCTGCATGATCTGCTCTTGCTTCTGCGAAATCGTGGTGAGCACGCCGAGTTTCTGCTCTTCGGTGCCACCACCGAGCGCCACGTCAATTTCAACGTCCATATCCGACTGCCATGATCGTGGGTCAATCGGCACCCACTGATTGCGGAGGCGCACCACACGCGGGCGGTTTTGATTTTCTACGACCAGCTTGAGAATGCCCTTGAACAGGGCGCGCATCCCGGTTTCAGCGAAAATCCGGGCGATCAGCTCAAGATGCTGCTGCGCAGCCGTAACGGTCGCGGCAACCGCCGCGCGTGTGGTGCTCTGTAGTGCGTTGGCATCGAGGCCCATCGCCGCTTTGCTCATGCCGGTGCGGTTTTCACGCACACTGTCGAGATACTCGAGCATGGGGAATGCGGCTTGCCCAACAAAAGGCACGGAGAAGGGCTGCACGGCGCCCGCTTGGCGCATACGAATCACGCCGCCCACTTCCGTGTTCAGCACGTCGTCCATGTTGGCCTGCCCCTCTACCACGCCGACTCGCGGGTGGATGGCAAGGGAGAGCGAGTCCATCATGTTGCGCATGATGGCTGACTTAATGCGCTGCAAGTCTGCGGTCATGTCAAAGATTGACATGCCAATCAGCGCGTGCGGCTCTGGGTCTGGGCAGAAAAGCGCAAACGGCGCGTGCGAGCATGGCTCGTTCATCACCATCTTATAGCCGGGGCCGATGGTGCACACCTTGCGCAACTCAGAGATGCCGTCTTTGTCGTAGTCGATGCGCATGTACGCTTCGCAGTAAAGGACGCGCTTATCGTCTTGCGTGCCGCCTGGGCCGTAAGACTGGGCATACGGGTTGCGCGCCAAATACTCATCATTGGTGTCTAGTTCATAGACGCCCATTTGCGCGCTGACTTCTTCTTCGTCGTAGCCAAGCGCCACAAGGTCAGACACGCGCATCATGCGGCGATGCGCCACAAGCGTTGCATCTTCGACGGATCGCGCGCGGCGATCCACCAAAAACTCTTCCGGCGGAATGGCCTCAACTCGCACGCGACCGTCTTTGTACTCGCGCTTGAGTTCTACGTTATAAATCTTCGGCGCCTCAAAAGGCTGACCCGTCGCAGGGTCAACCTCAAGCGGCTGCTGTGTCTGCGGGTCAACAGGCGGCTTGAACGACGGATCATCCATCGACTCAATGGCACTGCCCACTACGTCACGCTCGCTCAAAAGCAGCGTCAGCGCAGCCTCATCAAGGCCCGTGTAATACTCGGTCTTGATCTCAACCTTTTCTTCCCAAACGTACTTGGCAATACCGAGCGCGCTGCGCAGCGCGTCTTTGAAAACGCTGTGCAGGACTAGGAAGCCGTTGTTGTCGTTGTTGAAAATATAATTGACGTAATCAGTCGCCTGCTCTGCGCTTTGGATGTCCTCAACGCTGCGCGGCGTGAACTGCACCGTCTTGCGCGAACCAAAGAAGACGCGCATAAGCGAGGGCATGATGCCAGCGATGGTGTCGCGCACATCGGTGCTGACAACCTGCGAACGTCCCTCTTCTTCGTTGCCAAACGGCTCGCCACGGTAATACTGGATAGCACGGGCGCGAACCGGAGAAAGTTCGGCGTCAATGAACGACGTTGCGTCGGTCAGCTCACCGCCAACCAACGACTCCACCTCCTCATCGGACATTGGCTCAATAGCGCCAATCTCCGCTTCGGACTTTTCAATCATCGAACCGTCTTGGTTATACATAAAACCGGCACCCGTGCCGAAAAAAGGGGTCTATCTATTGTCACTTGAGAAGGGCCGCAACCTGGCTCGCCGTAAGAGAAACTAGCCAAGCCTCACGATCCTTGACGCCAAACGATAGGACATGGCGCCCATCATGCTCTACCAGCCCGGGGCAGAACTCAATTTGCTCGCCACGGAAATAAAACTCACGGCCAGCGTGGAAGGGCTCGAGGTTGCCGTTATAGCGCACCAGTCGGTGAACGTAATACACCCGATTTTTGTGCTTGCGGCGCTGGTGGACGACGCCAAGGTAGGCGCCCTCAAACGGAATCAACTGCGAACCGCCAGACCAACCAGCAAGCGGCGGGAAGCCGCCCATCCATATCCGGCGCTTCTGCGGGGCATACTCGTAAGACTCCGACGGGTGGTGCATGTACACCACCGACAACTGATCGCCCTCGGCAAGCGGCATCCAGTTCTTCTCAATTTCACGGCCATGCGGGCTGTGCAGGAACTCTAGGCCCGATACCGTGGTCTTATCTAGTTTGCACAGCGCCATTGTGCCGCGTACACGGGGGCCGTGGTGCAGGGCGGTTGCGGTAAACCACCAACCGTCGCGCCACCAAAAGAGCCGCCCATCCTCTAGGCCATCCCGGGCTGGTGTTCGGGTGTTGCGCACCATCAAATCGTCCACCCACGCAACCGACTGTTGGCTCAAATCTTGACCCAGTGTGATGAAGTAGTTGCGCGTGTTCGGCGCAGAGTCGCCACGGAACCAAATGCCGTCTTCCTCGCCGAGTTCATAGTTGACGGTGCGGACTAAGCAACTTAGTCCACCGCTGCCGTCTTTGGCAATCGACGGGTTACACGGCAAATACTTTTCCGACTCCGGCACAGAGAGGCGCACGAAGGCGCTCTCTGGCAAATGCTCCGATAGAACTAAGCGGCCTTCGGCGGGGAGGGCGGCTTCGGGTCGCGCGGCTCCGGCGCTTTCTTGGGTTCCGGCTTCGCGGGGGCTTTCTTGTCGAGACGCTTTTGGAACAGCGCGACGTCGCTTGGCTTTAACATCCATCATCTCCTCACATGTGTATCGTTGACGGCATCGGCACCGCAAGGTCTTGCGTGGCCTGGATGACTAGGGGCGGCACGGCGGTCAGTACGCGCAGGTGTGGCAGGGCGTACCACTCAAGCAGAATATCTACCGGCGTGTTGGCGGGCTTCGTGTACTGCTGCAAAGTCGGCACGGCGCGACGGCGGTGCCAGATCGCGGCAGTGCAGAGCGGATACTTAATCTCCCACAGATTCTCCGACTCCTTTTTCGCAGGCTTCTGGTCGGTGCAGCAAGAGTTGAGGTACACGAGGTCGCACCAGTCAGGAATCTCTGCGCGAATCTTGGCCCAGCGTTCGTTAAAGTTATCGGGCAAGATAAAGTCATCCTCAAAGATCACAAACTCCTCGTGACCTTCGCGCCACGCAATCTGCCACGCAATGTGCCACGACAAGACGAGACACGTCGCGCCGCGTGTGACGTAATAATCCGTGTGCATCGGAATCTCGGACTTGACCTGCATGGTCTTGCCGAAGATGCCTTGGATGAAGTCCAACTCAATACCGGCCTTCGCGGCCTGCGCCTTGGCGTGCTCGGTGCGCTCTGGAGTCTCCGCGAGTGTGATGCAGTAATACTTCACGACTCCCTCACGAAGAAGAGCAGCGTGGGGCGGCCCCAACCAGACCCCTGACGCTTATCCGTATCACGGAATCTGCAAGACGTAACCCAGTCACATTTGAAGTTGTTTTCGTAAAAACGGTCAATCCAATACTCGGTCAACTGTTCGTTGACGTGGTGGTGCCCACCCTGCCCCGGGATGGCGTGGCACATGAGCACATACTTGCAGCGCGCCATGGTTGCAAACCAGTTCGGCTCGCAGCGTTGCTCGACGTGTTCGACAAACTCGGTGCAAATGGCAAGGTCATACTCGCGGCCCGGGTCGTATGGCCCCTTTTCGTAGTCGTGCGCAACCAAAATCTCCTTGACCGGGCTTTCGGCAAGCGCAACCGGATGACCTTCCACGCCACGCGCATCAAAGCCTAGGTCGTGCCACCAGCGGATGTTATGACCCATCCCGGCGCCAATGTCGATCACCGACTTGATGTTGTACGTCAGCGCAAGGTATCCCCAAATGTCAGGCATCCACGTTGCGCGGTCGCCCTCTGGAATGTAGCCGCCTAAGTGCTCAATGCTCATACCACTCCCCGAATCTGTCTCTTGACCGGCTTTGTCCACGTCGGCGCGTATACGCCGCCACCTGTCGCCGCCTCGCTCGCAAAGGTCAGCACGAACGCATCGGCCACGTCGGGCGAGCGCAGCCCGCGTCGCTTCATGTCGTCCTTGCTCTCAAGTTTGAGTTTGCCGTTTGACATGAACGAATACCGTGGCGAGGATAATTCATTCACAAGGCGCTCGTCACGCGGCAGTTTGCAGTCGCGCGCCTCAAGCCACGCCTTGGCCTTGCTCCACAGCTCCGCGCGCAGGTTCATGTACTGCCCCTTGAAGGCGGGCGACTCGCCGACGTTGATGCCACGGGCGGGCAACTTCAACTCGCGCAGACGATCCACCACACCTGCGCCCAAGCCGATGCTGTCAATCAGGATTTCAGCAGGGCGGTCTTTATGGTCGGTGGACTCGTACTCGTGCAGCACCGCGCCGGTCAGCGCCATGAGGTCAAGGTTCTTCCACGTCTTGACCGGCTCCAGCACGACGTTTGACTGACGCTTGCAAAGCGCCGATGAGTCGGTGCCGAAGCGGGCCACGTCCAAGCCCCAGAGGATGGGGGCGTTGGGGTTTTGGACAACATCGCGATCAATGGCGCTTTGGGCCAACTCCAGCCCAATTAGCGTGTCGTCGTCGGCGACGGGGAACTCGCCCAGGACGCGCACACGGTAGGCGTTTGACCCTTCGCCGTACCGGCTTGACATCTCCTTGACGTAATCCTCACTCACCCGGGGCGAGTCGAGGCAACTGACGTGCAGGTTTTTCCACTCGCCGGAAAGACGGTGGAAGGTGTCGTAGAAGTACCCGGTGGTACGGGTGGGGTTGCCGAGCAGGAGCGTCGTGGCGTTGTGGCCGGACATGCTGCCGCCTGCGGATTCAAAGACGGCCTCCGATACGCCGGGGGCTTCGTCCACGACCAGCAGCACCCACTCGGCGTGGATACCTTGCAAGGCGTCGGGCTGCTCGGCGCGACTGGTACGGGCTGAGATAAACGACTCTTCGGGGCTGGCTTTTAGTTCAATTCGGTCGGACTTGATCTCGAGCAACTCCCCCACGGCGGGGGGTAGCAGTTTGGCCCAGCGGCGGCATTCGCCGAAGAGGGCGTCGAACAACTGGCTTGCCGTCGGGGCGGTGACGACCACTTTGACGGGTACGCGGGTGAGCATGAACCAGAGCATGGCCCACGAGGCGACGGTGGATTTGCCCGTTCCGTGGCCCGACCTGACCGAGACTTTGCGTTCTCCCGCAGCCAGAAGCTCTAGGAGCCGTTTTTGCCATGGGTCTGGTGTCACCCCAAGGACTTCCTCCACGAAGGCCACAGGAGCCTTGTGGTAGCGTTTAACGAAATCGAGGTACGGATTCTGCATTTTTTCAAATCGGCCTATGTGGGGTTAGCCGCGCGCCGCCCCCGGCAGGGGGTACCCCCGGGGGGGGTGGTTTCGCGGGCTGTCGCGCCGGTCGCGCGGGCTGTTTCGTTAGGAATCAACGGGTTACGCTCGCGCTGACCGCAGAGTGGACGACTTTACATAATGGGTATTATACGCACTGCCGCGCACAACCCTATACAAATCAATAACTTGCGCGTTGTGTAATTTCACAGGTTGCATAGTTTTTGCGGATCGGTGCATAAAATCTGTGTTATGTTATAACATTACTCGGATTCTGAAGATGCGCGCGCCTGTGGCGACGCGCCTTCCGCTGTGTCGCGCGTCAGGTTTTCAGGCTCCACGACGCTCACCGTTCGCATGAGGTCACGCACCGCTTGCAGATGCAATTGCGTGGTGTCAGTGATGCGCACGTCTTGCTGCACCTTGTTGCCCCATCGTTTTGGATCCATTCGCTCAGCAAGCCACTGCCTCGCACCCATCGCTACCTTCGCAGCGTTCGGATCAATCTGCTCTGTCTCAACCTTGTCAGCCAGCGCCTCGATGCGCTCGGCATTCGCAAGCGCCCTGGCGTTGCGCACGATCTCGTACCGCTCCATCAAGACTGGATCAGACTGCATCTTTCGCCATAGCACGCCGTAAGGCACATCACTGCCGCTCACGAATGATCGCAGCGTGTTGCCTTCAGCCAGATGCTCCCAAAGTTGCTCCCAGAAATCTGGCTTGGAAAGGATCGCCAGTGCCTTCTCTTGCCGCGCTCGCTTGATTGGTGTGCCTGCCATTAGTCGTCACTCACATGCACATAGGTTGAAACGTCTTCGTAGTCCAAGTCATAGCCCTCCAAGGCGACGACATCAAAGTTCGAGTAGGTCTTTCTCGGTCGCTCCGTTTGATCCACCTTCCTCGAGAGGCGCACCTGATTCTTGGCCTTGACCTCTTCGGCGTAGACTCGCCGCCAGACGCGCTCGCTCGTGGAGAATCTGAGCCCGCAGCTCATACACTCGCGCCGTCTTCTCGCCTCGGTCGGGAACTGGTAGACCTTCACGACCTCGCTCGGCTTCCCACACTTTGGGCATTTCATCTGTCCGGTAACTCTTTCTTCGCCATCTTCATCCAGTCCTCAAGGCGCTGAATGACGAGGAACTCTCGCTTGTCGCCACGGCAGATAACGACAGGCACTTCGTGAGGCGGCGCACAGGCAGCCGTTGCTTGGTCGATCCACTCGTACACGGCGATGCTCTTTCGTCGCTTTACCTCAAGCACGAACTGCGCAAGGCGAATGTCGCAGCCGCCATCTCTGGCCTGCCCAAGTTCACGCTTGACGATCCAGCCGGTTCCTTCGGCTAACTTCTCACAGACTTCCCGTTCTGTCTCAGCCCCTCTCTGCCGTTGTCGTTTGCCCATCATCTCACCACGTTGCGCTAATCCTGCCCAAGTCTACCGCATGACACAGGTCATCAATCAAGGGCTTCAGTTTCTTGCGCATCATCTTGCTCGTGACTCTCTGCTGCCGTCGGATCACGACGTGCCGCCAATAGTATTCACGATGATATTTCTTGCGAGATTTTTTAGGGTTTGAGCGCCAATCTGTAGGCTGTCTTGCTAAATCGACCGCTTCGCAAATAATCGCTTTAATTTGATTTTGCTCAAGAACTTCTTTCACCATATTGGAAATCTGGTCTGTCGTATATCCTTTTTTCTTGTGCCCGCTTTTATGCCACTCGTGCGGTTTTCCTCCGACGCTTTCGGTCAGGCAGATCGGGCAGCGTTTCATTTCGGCCATGTTGGCTTCCAGTCGTAGATCGGATTACGTTTCGGAGGGTCACGGTACTTATGCTCGTCAGCCTCGGCAGCAGCCTGCTCGAACGTGTCGAAGACCCCGAGTTGCTTTGGGATCACCCTGCCGTCAGGGCCGCGACGCCACAGGACGAACTCCTGCTTGCCGTTGATTTGTTGGCCACGGATAGAGAACCGACGGCACGCTGAGGTCTTGCCCCAGAAGTCTGAGTCCTCCCAGACGAGAGGCCCGGTCAGGTTGAGTTTACCTTGGCTCATCGGCCCACCCAGGCTTCTTGCCTGCCTCGCCTTGCGCGTCTTGGTAGTGAGCCATCTTGGCGCCGAAGACTTGCTGGAAGGTACGGATCACTTGAAAGTCATCCGTCCCCATGGCCTCGAGCATACGCTTCGCCATGTCCGTCTCTGCCACCGGATCAGCCAGCTTGATGCGCTTCTGACTCGTACTGTGGTTTTTATGCAACTTGGGGAGTTTCATACCGCCCCCACGTCAACTGGGGAAAAACTGGGGGAAAGACCAAAACGTGCGTAAGTCATTGATTCTTCGTTCCCCCAGTTGGATCGGGTATATATAACTGGGGAACTGGGGAACTTGGGGAAGAACCCCAAGATTCCCTCCCCCAGTTGCTTGAGCAACATGGGGAAGACTTGGGGAAACTGGGGAAACTGGGGGAAAGTTTGTTGCTCAGAACGGCACATCGTCAGCCTCCTCGACCGCCTCACCGGCCTTGTACGCCGTGAAGTACCTGCCCTTCGCATGATCCCGCGCCTGCACCTTGGTAATGCTGCCGGCCTTCTCCCACTCATCCAGCACCCGCCTGACCGTCGCCCTAGCGCCAGCGTCGTTGATGTCCAGCTCCATGTGCTTCGCCACGATACGCCCAGCCCACTGCGTGCTGCGCACATCGGCCCGAACTAGCAGCGGGTCTTTCGCATACGCCGCCTCAAGTTCGCGCAATACGATTGCCTTCTGCCCCTGCGTCAGTTGCGTGTCAGCCGTCGGTGGGTTCCACTCCTCAACCACGCCAACCTTGTCGCCCTCGGTATAGATGCCGTCGGCGTTGCCCAACTCCACGCTCACCAACTGCCGCCACAGCCGCTCGTCCGTCGGCGGCCTCATGTTGGCCTTCGGGTTCTGTAACCAGAAGTACCGCCGCCGCTCCTTCACGTCGATGCTGTACCGCTCGGCCTCGCCTTGGCTCATGGGTGATGCGATCCGCACGCTACGGCACGCGCCAAGTAGCGCCGAAGCACCGCGCACGTCCTCGCTTGACGCTTCGTTGCCGTTGCCCTTACGGAAATGATGGACAATCTCGACCGCTATATTCCCTTGATCTGCGATGGCGCGCCATTCCCACATGACCTTTTCCATTGCCGGGTTATCGTTCTCGTTCACGCCATGGGTAGCGATGAACGGGTCAAGGATCATCACGTCGATGCCGAGCGCGTTGATCTGCTCGACGATCTGCTCACGCACTGCCGGCACCTGCATCACCGTGCCGTCAACCGTCTCTGCCACGATGATCCGCGTGTCGCGTCCGCTCGTGATAAAAAGGTTGTTGGCGACCTCGTGTGCGTCTAACTCATAGTTCATGCAGATCGCGCCGAGCCTGCGCTGCAACTCCTCAAGCGGGTCTTCGCCGTTGTGCACCCAGACCTTCAGCGGCCCGGTCGGTAACTGCCACTTGCCGCGGAAGAGATCGCGCCCGAGTGCCATGCTCACCGCCTCAACCATCGTCATCGACGATTTACCGCCACCACCCGCACCGGCAGTCATGCCTACCATGCGGCGCATGTAGTGGAAGCCATACAGCCATTGCCGTGGCGGTATTGACCTCGGGTCGATCGGTTCCCAGCGCCGCGCGGAAATGCCGCCACCTGTCGGCGCGACGCTCTGCACGATACTGAACTCAGGCTCAAATGATGGTGCCATGCCCTGCGCCTCCGGCAGGTTTTCGTAACTACGAATATCCACCTCGGGCAAGTCCTTCGGCAGCTCCGGCACCACGTTGATCCTTACGTCTGGCATAGTGCCGCCAAACTTACGCACCGCACTCGCCGCCATCGGCTCAATGCGGCTGCGCAAGTCCACGCCATCGGCGTTGCGACTGCTGCCGCTGCTGTCAAGCAGTTCGGTGAGCGCCGCCACCACGTCGTCGTAATCCATGCCCCGTGCGGCCCAGCGGCTTGACAGTTTCAGCATCGCCTCGTACCGCCCCTCGCCACGGGCAAACGCCTCCACGAGCTGCTGATTACTACGAGTGTCACGCCCTGTCTTCGGGTCAGTGCCTTGCGCCTGGTGGTACACCAGCGCCAAGTCCACGGCCTGATCTACGCACCTGCCATGCGACTCAAACCACTTGTACTTCGCGCCACGCACTGCGCCAAAGTAGAAGCTCTGGCTCAGTGTGAAGCTCTCGCGGCTGGCAATACCACCGAGCGCGAAGTTGGCACGCGCGACATAGACTGCCCTTTGCGCCGGGACTGCCGGCTCAGAGAGTGGCAGCAGCGCACGCCACCTTGGCGCCCCCTCGGTGTAACTCGCAGACGTGTAGATCAGCGCGACAAGCCCTGCCGCCTGAAGGCGCAGGATGCCCTCCTCTGGCGTAACCTCCTCGCCGTCGTAGTCCACCTCGATGCCGTATACACGCTTGACGTTTGCCGCATGCCGCAGCCCACCGCCGTCGCTTACGAGGTCGCCGTACTCACAGAGCGAGAGCAGCGGGCACGACTGCTTGGACATGTGCGCGACCGGCTGCGCAATCATGCGCACCACGTCTGTCCATGCCGCGTCGGCGTATTCCTTTTTCTCTTTGGCCTGTACGTTGGGGAAGACGGTGTAGGTAATCAGCGGCCCACTATCGTCAACCCGTGTCATGCTTTTCATCATACCGCTGGCCTCGCGCCCTTCTTGCTGTTACAGGATCGGCAAAGGATACCGAGTTTTGCCCTGACCATGTGATAGTCCTGCCATCGGCGTTCGTCTTCTTTGTTGCTGAACTTGAAGCCAGAGCCTTCGTGTTCTTCTATTTGCAAGGCCCCGACTTCGCTCAGGTATTCAGACGCCAGACTTGAGAACGGGGGCCAAGCGTGGTCAACCGTCAAAAGCTCCGTCGTTGCACATTTCTCGCAAGCCTTTTCTGCGGTCTTAGAGAACTCAATCATTTGCTCTCTAATGGCATCCCGCATGACTTGGTTATATCGCGCACGGATATGCTGCGCGATGTCTTCCTGCCCAATCTGAATGGCTTTGCGCCACGACCAGCCCTGCGGCTCGACCCAATCGTAGGCTAGAACTACCACATGCCGATCGTTTGTGGCATAGTGTGGGTCGATAGCGCGACATGCGTACCGAAGTTCGCATCCAGTGACTATCGAAAACTCTGCTAAGTCATCGTCATTGAAAGGAATGCCGTAATCATTCCGATCAATAATCTCCCGGGCCCGCTCAATGCGGGCCTTTTTTGTCATCTTCGTCATCGTCTCTCTCCTTCGTCATTTGCCTCGGAAGACCATCTTCCAAGTGCGCTCAACTCTGTCCAACAGGTGGTCAAGCCAATCCTTCTCTTCCTCCGGCTGCCACACCACCACCGGATCAACCGGCAGGCTCTTAGGCTTGCGCGGCTTGGCGGCCTTGCTCTGGCGTTTGGCTGGGGTTTTCTTGATTGCTTTCTTCATGGGTATAAGTCCGGTCGCAGTTTGTGCCGTGATATCCCGCTTGCGACTTCTAACGGGATGGCCTTCAAGGCAGGAACCCTGCCCCTCTTGATCCAATATTGAACGGCTTGCTGGGTTACGCCTAGCTTTTTCGCCGTCGCCGTTTGTCCGCCCAATACGTCCACTGCGTGGACAAGGGCGATAGTCTCAGATGGTGGTTTTTTCATGGCCAACAAGGATATTTTGTCTGTCGTTTTGTGTCAACAATTCGATCTGACAAAAAGTGCTTGTATTATTTTTTTACCCGAACTAGGATTGCACCCATGGACGGCATGGTGCCGGACAGAAGCGATAAAAGAGGTACATTCAAATGCTCAAGCAAATTCAGAACTTAATCGACAACGGTTTTAGCGCCTACCGCATCAGCCAACTGCTAAAGGCAAATGGTAAGCGCGTTTTCTGTTTCGGTAGTTACTACACGGTTGGCAATAACTCAGCGAATCGAATTTGCTTTTATGAGACTGACAACGGTGTGAAGTGCCGATTCGTCAACTCCTCAAATAATGAGGTGGCGGCCTAAGCCGCCCCTCACGGGAGAAGCGATCATGTTAGAAATTATTTCCGGCTACGCCACCCCCGCCGACTGGATGATGGCCGCACAAGGTCTCGCCATCTTCGCCGCCGTCTGCTTTGTCACGGCGTGGATCACGGGTGAGTGGTAATGAGCCTCTACACTCACAGCGGCCCACTGCCGCAACACAAGTACGTCTGGATCGAGCCCAACTCCTGTGGCCGCCACGACTGGCTCAAGTGCGTCTGGTTCGGCATCACGTCATTCCCCGGTCGCGCCTGGGGCTGCCACGTCATGCTCGAGAGTGGCGCCGTATACCGCAACGTGCCGCTGCACCAACTCGCCTCGGACTGCACAGTTGACGAACCATGGACGCCAGCACAGGCGCAGACATGGGACTGCTACGGCTGGCAGTTCAGCACGATTGAATATCCGTTCTTGCAGAGCATGAATTGCCGTGTCCGTCTGCAAGACCGCGACGAACGAAAAGGCATGTACCTCTTCACGGCGGTGCCGGTGGGCGATGCCTTCAGCGCCGCGCCAGAGCAGAGCAAGGAGTTTTATTTCATCCAGTTGGAGAATGGGCGCTTTACCGCGCAGCCCACGAACCACGTCTTAGTAGAGGATCGCTCATTCGTGCGCAAGGAGATGGGCTGGCCCGACTTCCTGCGCCGACAGAGCGACTGGCACTCAGCGGAGGAGACATGACAATCTTAGGCGGCATCGCCGCGACGATCTTCTTGCTGTGGGCCATCCACGGCATCATCGAACACCTGCGCGACCGCCGGTTTACCCGCGCGACGCGCAACCATTTACATGAGAATTGGCGGTCGGTTCCCCCGCCTAACTGGCGCTCCGCACGGGGCGGTAGAGATTACTGGTGAACCGTAAACAGAAGGAGTATTGAAAATGAGTCTGATTATTTCTGAGTCTGGTGGTGGTAAGTACCCTGAGCGCAAGCCTCTGGAAGCTGGGGCCTACAGTGCGGTTTGCGACATGATTATCGACCTCGGCGTGCAGCCCTCGCCGGGTGGGCAGTTCGCACCGAAGCGCACGCTGATGGTTCGCTTCCAGATTCCTAGCGAGCGCGTAGAGATCACGAAGAACGGCGAGACGAAGAGTCTTCCGGCTGTGATTTCCCGCACACTCGGCCTCTCGTTAAACGAGAAGGCGACGCTGCGGCAGTTGCTCCAGTCGTGGCGCGGTCGTGCGTTCACGCCGGACGAACTCAAGCGATTCGACCTTGCCAACGTCCTCGGCAAGCCGGCCTTTATCAACGTCACGCACAGTGTCAAGGGAGACAAGACCTACGCCAACCTCACCAGCATCATGCCGCTGCCGAAGGGCATGCCGGCGCCGACGCTGGAAGGTGACGCGCTGATCTACTCGACCGACGCGCCAGATGCGGCAGTCTTCGACCAGCTCCCGCCCTGGGTGCAGGACAAGATCGCCAATCGCATCGTGGACATTCCGAAGGCGGCCCCCGCTGCCAAGGCTGCACCTGCTGCGGCTGAGGAGTTCAAAGACGATGAGGTGGCGTTCTAATGCCTACTCCACGCCAAGGTTACAAGGCGGCAGACGGTAAGAAGATTCCGTCCGTCACCACTATCCTCAAGATCAAAGACCCCGGTGCATTGATTAACTGGGCCTATAAAACTGGTCGTGAGCATGGCGTGCTGGAGGGGCAGGGCAATCCTGCCCCCTCTGGTCTATACGAAGGCTCCGACATCCTCGCCATCGGCACCTGCGTGCATAGCATGTGTGAGGCATGGGTGAAGGGCGACGACCCGCATATCGTGCTCGAGAAGGCGCTGGAGGCGAAGACCGTAGTTGACCCCAAGGTGTTCCGCGCCCAGGCGAGTTCGGCTTACTCGGCCTTTGAGTTCTGGGTCAAGGGCACGCAGCTCGAGATCGTGGACTGCGAGGTTGCCGTGATTAGCGAGACGCACCGTTACGGCGGCACGCTCGACTTCATCGGCAAGCTCAACGGTAAGTTGGTGCTCGGCGACTTCAAGACCAGTAACGGCGTCTGGCCCGAGTACCTGTGCCAGTTGGCGGCGTATGCCAAGGCTTATGAGGAGTGCACGGGCAGCAAGATCGACGGCGGCTACCACTTACTCAGATTCAGCAAGGAGAACGGCGACTTCGGCCACCACTTCTACCCATCGCTCGACGACGACGCATGGCCGGCGTTCCTGCACCTGCGTGCGCTGCACGACCTTAACGAGAAACTGAAGAAGAGGGCAGCATGAACGACAAAGACCTAATCAAAGACATGATAGGTGTGACGGTGTATATCGCCGGATGGCTGCTCGCCGTGGTATCTGTTGCCGTGGCGCTCGGCCTGTTCTTCGGCATTGTCACCAAGGTAGCGCGAGCGGTAGCAGGATGAGAGACATGGACTTTGCCGACGAACTACGTGGCGATGACCCAGTATGCAGCCCATCCCATTACCAGTTGGTACTACCAACCGGCGAGGATGTGGAGGCCATCGACATCATCCGCGCCGTTCTCGGTGAGCAAGGTACGGTAGCGTACTGCCGTGGCTCGGCGCTCAAGTATCTACTGCGCGCTGGACGGAAGGATATCAGCCCTGAGTCGCAAGACCTGCGAAAAGCGGCATGGTTCCTGACGTATTGTGCGCAACTACTTGAGGCGATTAACCATGAAGATTGAAGTCTGCGGCTGCTGCATCGAGGAGGTCGTGCGCGGAGATTTACGCTCCACGCTCGAGAACCTGGAGGATGACCGCAAGAGGCGCAAGAGCAAGGCTGGCGGCACTGCCATCTTTGACCTTGACCGGGAGCGTGATCTTGAGATACTCGATGAGCACATTGCAGCAATGAAGTTGGTGTTGAGGTATTACGGCGAAACCTGATCCATAACCCGAGGCGCGCGCCATACACTTCGGAGAACCGGCCCCGTCGCGCCAGCCGGATTTATATGCCTACAATCGACACAGAAAGCCCGCCGCGTGCTTGGCTCAACGAATGGGTCGAGAATGCGCACAATAAGCAGCAACTCAAGCAGGTGATCTACGAGCAGCAGGATCGGCTTGATACCTACATCAAGCAGATTGAGAAACTAGAGGCCGAGCGCAGCGAGATGATCCGCTGGCAGGTGGAGACGACGTACATGGACATGATGCAGAAAGCGATCATCCAGCGTTATAAGAATGCGCTGGAGACGATTGCCAAGGCTGAGTATTCCGCAGAGTGCGCAGCCATCGCTGAGACGGCGCTGAGGCCCACATGACCGACGCCACACTAGCCTTCGGCTTCGGTGTCGGCATGGGTATGCTCGTCACCCTGCTCTTTATCTGGCCCGCTATTCGCTGGCGCGACAGCGACGAAGACTAGCCGTACTTGCGGCGCAGGTAGTCCATGCGCAGCGGCATGAGGTCGTAGTCGCCTTTTCGCACGCCGTTGAGCACGACGATGCCGTTCCACTCAGACGTTTGCACGTCGTCGGGGCGGTAGCCTTCGTGTTCTAGGTAGAAGCGCCCCGCGACGAGGCCGTGCTTGACGTGATCGGGGTATTGCTTGCTGGCGTACAAGAAGCCCTGCTGGTGCCCCTGCACGAATGACTTGCCGATGTTGTTGAGGCGCGACACGATGGTACCGCCAATGGGCTTGCCACTGAACGGATTAGGGAAGTAGTGGCAATATGCGATGTCGTCGATGTTGATGATTTTTAGGAATCGGTGCCGCTCCCAGTCCAGCGTCTGGCAGTTCTGTGAACCGATAATCCCTTTGAACTTTGGGTCGTTGTTGGCGACACGGTTGGCGCGGTTCTCGTGGTTGCCCTCGAGAAACACCTTTCTCGGCTTCCACGTCTTGCTGCGCGTCTTCTTAAAGTAAGAATTTAGAAGATGGAAAGCCTCGTTCCCAGCGTCCACGTCAGCCTGATAGCGCCTGCCCTCCACCTCAATGCTGCCCTTCTCGGCGTGGCTGTTGAGGCTTGGGAAGTCCCACCAGTCGCCCAAGCACACGACGACATCTGGCTTGTATTCTAGTATGGCCTCTCCGGCCCACTTGATGTGCTCTGTACGCGACTCAGGCTTCACCTGCGCGTCAGGGATGATGAGATGTCGCTTCATTCCATGGTCGTGAGCATCTGCTGCAATAGATGCCCAAGACGATCAACAAACTGCTCATCACGCGACAGGTCTTCGGTCTTTGGGATAGGCCCATAACCTGCGATGTCGAGCATGGCGTGAATAGCCTCGTGCGCCCAAACTTGCTGGCGCGCCGACCCCTTCACGCTGCTGATAATTTCAATGCGGTTCTTTTCCGGCAGCCAAATGCCGATACAGTCCTTGCCATGCCGCCATTTGCCGCGCGGCACGGTGCGCACCTCGATGGTGTGCCCTGCTAGTTGGAACTTTTTTGGGATTCCGTCGTCGCGGACGGGGATACCCACTTCTGCAACCCCCTCAACTGCGCGCTTAGGGCGTCGCATTGGTAGGCGAGCTCTCGGAGGGCCGCAAGATCGCCTCGAGGCGCTCCTGAAACGCTCCCGGCGCTGGGGGCGGGGCCATTAGCACTGCTGGAGGCTGCGCTGGCTGCGGGCACGTCAGGGGCGTCTGAGAAGCACACCCGCACAGGGCCACGGTCGCGGATAACGCGACGAAGGCCAGCGATTTCTTTCGTGTAGGCATTGACGGCTTCCTCTGCTTTCTTTGCATTGGCCCGCTCAAACTCCAACGTGGACGCGAGGTTATCACGTTCTGCTAATGCTCTGTCAAGGTGCGGCTGCACCTGTTCGCGCCCTATGCCGATGAGCCAATTCCCGACCGTGAGGCTGACCGCAAGGAGGGCCAGCGAAATGATGATGTACGGCGCCTGCCGCAGCAGCCACGCCTGGATCATTTCTCAGAGAGCGGCTGGGTCGTGATGGCGCGCAGGGCGATGTTCGCCATCGCACCGGCAGCGAGTACCGCAGCGGCGACCTGAGCGCCGAATAGCGTGGTCAGATGGGCGCCGATGAGTTCCAGCCCACCGAGTACGGCGAGCAGGACGTTCCACCAGACGGTCTTTGATTTCAATGCACCTTTAATCATTTGATACCCTCATGCTCTAAGCTGTAGTGATTACCGTCGTTAAACCGACCGCCCCAGCGGGCGTCCGGCGCTTGCTTCTCCCACCACTCCCCGAGCGGCTTGTGGTCTTCCGTGCCTTGCAAGAACTTGCCGTCCTTAAAGAGGTTAAGATCAATCGCAAGACGCTGCTTGTGCGCGCTCCTCGGATGCCCGTAGCCCATCTTGACCCCAAGCGCGCCATGCACTCGCGGGTCGCGGAAGGCATCGCCCAGCGTCACCTCAAAGCCCAACTCGTGGGCCTTATCGATAAGCCGCGCGACAAGCCGTGCGAAACGGCGCTGCTTTTGGCCGAGGGATTCGCTCATTCTTCATCTTCCGGCAGTAGCAAGCCAGCCGACGGCCCGTAAGTCATCATGCCACGCGCAGTCGGCCCCATAAGCGCACGACGCGCCATTGGCGACCCAGCGCCCTGCAAGATGTACCGCCGCATGGCAGGGTTTTGATAAGCGCGCGCCAAAGCGCTTGGGGCAAGCAGTCCAGCCGCGCCAAGGCCAAGGGCCGCCATCGTTTGCTCGCTTGGCGTCTCGCCCTGCGAAAGTCCAGCCGCTACGCCAAGCGCTCCCGGCCCGAGCAGCGTGCCATAACGCTGCAACGCCTGACGCGGGGCCGTTCCAGACTGCCCGAGCGTCTCTTGGAACGTGCGCGCACTACGCGCCAGTCGTGCCAATTCCGCATCACCGCGATCCATTAGCGCCGCGCCGCGCTCTGCTTTGCGCGACGTTGCAGCGGCCAATTTCGGAATGCTGATGTCGCCAAGTTCGGTCGTGCCGATGGACTCTTGGATGCGCATCAAATTGCGATATTGTTTTCGCGCCGTCTTAATCGCATCAACCTGAGCCTTCGGAACTGAGTTTTGCAAAGCCTCATCAAGCGCTTCGCGTAACTGCCGCCCGAGCGGGCTTACTCCAGGCTTAGCCGCCAACTGGCTCGCAAGCCTTCTTGCGTTCTGATAAGCCTCTCCAGATATAGAATCGTCCTTGCCAATTTTGCTCAGGATGCTATTGAGTTGCTGGCGTAGCGGCGCGGCCTCTGCATCCGAAAGTACCATCGCCGCGTCACGCTCAACTTGCGCCATCGTGTCGAGCAACTTTCCGGGTACTTTGATCCGAGTATTCTTGGCGATGTCGTCCATCACGCTGCCGATGCGTTGGTCTGCGCGACTCAGCACTTCAGGAATCGCTGCCTCGCCTTGCTCTCCGATGGTCTTGAGCGCAGCACGGTTAAAGGCAGCCTGTCGCGCCTCTTCTCCCTTTTTCATGGCAGCGGCAGAAATCGGATTGTCCGTCAAGAAACGACGCACGGCTCTCAGGTTTTCAGAGCCCGCCTCTTCGGCAAGGTCAACAGGTATGCCTTCGGCCTGCAAGCGCTTAATCGCCTTTGCGGCCTGCGGTGATGGCGCGCTACGGCTTGGTTGCAGCGCACGACCAATGCCTCGAGATACGGCTTGCCCAGCAAGGCCGCCAGCAGCACCTAATGCAGCAGACGTGGCTCGGCTTTCCTCACCCTGAAGAGGCTGCAAAGCGCCAAGGAGGCCGCCGCCAGCAGCAGCGCCGCCAAACGTGGCAGGCGCAGATAGGCCGCGCGCAGCGGCCCCTGCAATCCCGGGAACTCTGCCTAACGCAGCGCCGGGGATCAACATTGAGCCGACAGAGCCAGCCAAATATCCAGCCTTGCCCGCGCCAGTGCCCATGAATGCCTCGGCCTCAGCCGCGCGCTTGGCCTGCTCATCTCTCAATCCGCGTACTGTTTCAGGCTTAACCAGCCCAGCAGCAGCGCCAAGTTCAGCGCCAAGTTGTTGTGCGCCAAACCCGATATCTCTGACGGATTGCAAGGCGCCACGGCCAAAAGCCTCAAGTCCGCCCATTTCAGGCTCTTGCTTCTTTTGCAGCCTTGCGCGCGCATTGGAAAGCGCCTGCTGCTGCTCTCTGGTCATCTGTGCCATGTTAGTTCCTATTATTGAAACAGTGAGCGCTCTGCTGGGGTCATCGCATCCCATTCTGCTTGACTAATTCCAGGCGGAGGGCCGCCAGAAACGTCTCCGCCGCCAGCAGCACGGACTTGCTCCTTGAGGCTTTCAAGAATTTGCAGGTTGTTATCTTTACTCAACCCGAGTTCTGGCAACTGAAGCCCATATTGGCGCTGCTCAAAATCTGACAGCGCGCCTTCGCCCGGAATACGCAGCGCAGCGCGAATGGCGCCAGAGAGTTGCTGCCTGTAAGACTCGAACAACTTTGCATCTTGCGAATCAAAGACTCGGCTCAAAGAGCCGACCACGCCCAAAAATCCACCAGTTGAAACTTTATCAAGTTGCTTCTCAATTCTAGAAGCGATCACTTCAACACGGTTCAGGGTTCTTTCTTTACCAGCCAAAGATGTCCTCTCTGACGCTGGAACGGCGGACAACACCTTAACCTCTCCGGTTGCTGAGTTGCGCTGCAAAACCGTTCCCTTCGGGAATCCAAGCGCCTCAGCGTCAGCACCCCTCAAGACGCTAAACTTAGGCTCGCCAGCGGCACCTCCGCCACTCGCGCGCGCTTGAGCCGCTGGCCTGGCCTCTTCCGGCCTGCTGAACTGCCCCGTAAGCGGGTTATACACTGCACCGCCCACCGTGCGCCCTGTCGTGCCCTCCTGCGCCAACTCGAGCAGCCCCGGCGCCATCTGCGCGACATCGCGCCCAGCAGCCGTGCCGTACATTCTACGCAGCGCCTCCTTCGGGTCTTGCCGGAAGTAGCGCATCATCTGATACGGCTCTTCTCCCTCAACCAAAGTCTCAAGTTTTTGCCCGGTAGGGCCAGCGCCGCCAAAGGTCATGGCAGATATACGCTGCATCTCCTCTTCTGCCGCCTTCTGCCTGCCTTGTAGGCGCTTCTGCTCAAGCCGCGCGCCAGCCATCTGCGCCACCCCGGCAAGTCCTTGAGTCGGCGTGGTGCCACGCGCCATGGCGTCAAACACTGCGCTCATGCCTTGACGGCGGATTTGCTTTCGCTCTTCCTCCGACAGTTGCGAGAGGTCTTCGCCCAGCAAGCCGCCGATGTAGTTTTCGAGGTTCTTTCCGGCACTCTTGGCGCCGCGCTTAAACATATCAAGAAGTGCCATGTTATTCCCCTAACAATCCACCGCGAACCTTTTGGCCGCCGTACATGGAAAAGAAGCCACCATATAAGTCTTTCGGGCTGTACTTCGGCGCCTTCGCCGCCTTTCCGTCTGGGATCAGGCTTTGAGAGATTTTACTCTCGCCGCCCTCACCCTCATCTTCATCGCCGCCAGCAAGTTTTTTCAGCACCTCAAGCGCCTTATTCTTGCTCATCTTTTTGCCAAAGATGCTGAACGAATCGTCACCTGCTGCGGCTTGCCGGATGTACGGGTTGGTTTCGCCAGAGAAAATCACTGGCGCGTTTGGATCACCGTACATCATGCTTTTTTACCTTTTTTCTTCCCCACCTTGGCATCAAGTTCTTTGACGGCCTCGGTGAGCAGTCCTATCATCTTGGAGGTGTCATATTCCATCATGCCGTCAGGTCGCTTTCTGGTTGACCCAGGCATGACCTTCTCGGCGTCCTGCGCGATGATGCTCGAGTCCTCATCGCCGCCGTATTCGTCCTCCCACTCAAACTCAATGCCCTTGAGCCGGTTGACCTTATCAAGAGGATTCTTGATCTTCTTGATGTTCTTTTTCATGCGCTCATCCGAGGGCAAGAACGGCGTGGCGAATGAAGCGACCTGCCCAGCAATTTGCATATAGCTCGGGCGAGAAGTCGAAGTCGCGCTTGTCTGCTGGTTGATCGGCGCCGCCGCAATCGCGCCCTGTCGCACTGCGAGCTGCTGAAGCGGATAGTTAATCCGCCGCATGAACTCCTGCTGCTGCGCGTTCATCAACTGCTGAGCAAGTTGCTGCTGAGCCGAGCCAAGGCCCATCATAGATTGAGCGGCACCGTAGCGGTTCTGGAGCGCCTGCTGCCCAAGCCCGGACAACTGCTGCGCCGCGCCGAGTCGGAACTGCGCGCCCTGCAAACCTGTCGCCTGATTGGCAAGACCGGCCTGCATGGCCTGCTGCGCGTTGAACTGCTGCGCGGTGAGTCCCATTTGGGCAGCCTGCTGGGCAGCGGCTTGGTTCGCCAACTGCGCCTGCATACCCTGCCCGACGTTGAATTGCTGCGCCTGCTGGCGCATCTGCTGCGTCTGCAAGTTGGCCGCCTGATTGGCTTGCTCGGCAGAAAGCCCCATCTGCATGAAGCGTTCTCGAGCCTGCTGGTTGGCCTGCGCCGCTTGCAAAGCAGCCTGCTGATTGGCCTGAGAGGCGGTAAGCCCCATCTGCTGCGCCTGCATGGCGACAGCCTGATTGGCCTGTTCCGCGCTGAGGCCCATCTGCATAAAGCGCTCACGCGCCTGCTGATTAGCCAGTTGCGCTTGCATACCCTGCTGCACATTGAACTGCTGGGCCTGAGTACCCATCTGCTGGGCTTGCAACTGCGCCGCCTGATTCGTGCGCGCCGCATCGAGCGAAGCCTGCTGATTCGCCTGCTCCGCCGTGAGGCCCATGCGCATGTAATCCTGCACGGCTTGCTGGTTAGCGAGCGCAGCCTGCGTGCCCTGCTGCACGTTAAACTGCTGCGCCTGCGAGCCCAACTGCTGCGCCTGCAACTGCGCGGCCTGATTGGTGCGTGCCGCATCCAAGGCGGCCTGCTGGTTGGCCTGCTCGGCAGACATGCCCATCTGCATGTACTGCTGGCGCGCCTGCTGGTTGGCAAGCGCGGCCTGCATTCCCTGCCCCACGTTGAACTGCTCGGCAGTCATGCCCAACTGCTGGGCCTGCTGACGCGCCGCTTGGTTGGCAAGTTCGGCCTGTTGCGCGCGGCCCACATCGGCCTCTCGCAACTGCGCAGCCTGCTGGAAGCCGCGTGATCGCTGCTCAGCGACAAACCGATTGCGCTCGCGGGCAGCCTCGCCCGCCGCGATGCCTTCCTGAATGGCAGCACGAGAGCCGCCGAATGCACGCGCCGCCGTCGCGCGCTGTGCACGCTGCTGACGCGCCAACTCATCCTGTCGGCTAATATCCGAAAGCCCAGCCTCGATGACATCGCGCTGGTATGGATCCATATATTGCCCAAGCGAGGCGTCCGTAAACTGCGCTGCGCGCGCGGTCGGTGCTTGGAACTGCGTACCAACTTGCTGCGCACCGACTCGCTCTGGCCCACCTGCCAAGGCTGCACCGACGCGCTCAGCACCAATGTCGCGCGCGCCGAAGGTGGTGCCGATCTGACCGGCTTGCACCTGCTGCGGGCCGCGTCCAAGAGCTCCGCCAACACGCTCTGCGCCAATCCCTGCCGCGCCAAACTGCGTGCCAATCTGGCCTGCCTGTACGTTTTGCGGGCCACCCTGAAGTGATGCGCCGACATTCTGAGTGCCAAACTGCGTGCCGATCTGCTGCGCGCCAATGCGCTCAGGGCCGCCTGCCAAGGCTCCGCCTACATCGCGCGATGTGAACTCAGTGCCCGTCTGCCCCGCCTGTACGCGCTCCGGCGCAAACTGCGTGCTCACCTGCCCCGCTTGCACGGCAGCAGGCTGGAATCCAAGCGCCGCCTGCGTAGCACGCGCGGCCTGCTCAACCTCCGGCACATAGCCGCCCTGCGCGGCAATCGCGCGCGTCATCTGTTCGCCCGTCATGTAATCGCGGGTGAACGGCGCGACCATCGGGCCACGGTACTGCTGGAACGGGATTGCAGCGACCTGCTCGGCTAGCTGCAAGTTTTGCAGCGACTCGCCATAGATGCGCGGGTCGTAAGCGGTGGATGAGGTCTGCTGACTCTTGGATTTGAACAAATTGCTCACAGTCTTTTCTCCAGTACCACCGCAGTTCTGCGGTAGCCTTCAAGCGCCCGCTGCCAACCGGGGCGGCCCATAATTAACAACGTGTCACACTGAATATGTCTCGCCCACTCTTCGACGACCGGGCGAATGATGGTGTCAATCTCATTCAAGTCCCCGGCGCCGATCACGATGGTCAGTTGCTTTAGGCGTGGGAAAATATCTATCGTCGTAATGACGCAGGAATTTTCCGACGACCAAAACTGAAACTCACCGCTTTTGATGTGGTCAATAACATCCTGATAGTTCATTTGCCCATAGCCTTCCTGCAAGGCACGCTCAATGGGCTCCCTGAACTTGGAGACGTACTCGAGCCCTTCCACCTCTTCGTGCTGGCTCATCGCATACCACCCGGTACGGCATCTAACCTAAATGTGCCCACTCGCCAATCGGTCGCGGGCTGTGCCCCAGTGATCTTCATTTCTATCTGGCGTCCTGTGAAGCGTACCGGCGTGTAAATAGAGTCTATTGTATAGTTTTTCGTCGTTTCAGACCCATTCGGCGCGAACTTGGTGATGAACTGCAAACTCACCGAGCCAAGCGTGTCCTCATCGGCAATCAACTGCCGCGCGACTAGCAATCGCTCCCCGTCGCCCAACTCAATCGGCCCAGAGCGCGCGTAAGGCTCTGCGCCGTCGTAGGCCACGCCGACTTCGTGCTCGTACACATACCCGTCTGGCGATACCATGATGGGGTAAATAAACACGCCACGGTCAGTACCGGCAGTGCGCGCCATCGTGCCAATCGTCCAGTGGTTCTCGCGGTAGTTATAAACCGCATACGAGTCGCACTCGGTGGAGTTGACGCTCGGGTAGAACCACCAAATCTCACCATATTGGTTATTGGCGACCGCATACACCTTTGAGCGCTGCGTCTGGGAGATGTTCTCCTTCAGGTAATCGAGCACCTCACACTTGATGGGGCGCACGAAGCCGTCGTAGGTGAAGAAACCCGAGGGCGACCACCAATAGGCGACCGACTCCACCGCCGCGACCGCTTGCGCGCTAACTAGCCCGCATCCGGTCGCAATACGCTCAAAGCCGTACACAAACGGCGGCCCCTGATACTGGGCGGTGTGTACGTCCACGTCGGTGAAAATGAGGTTGACGCCACGCAGCCGCTTGCCAGCGATGATTGAGCCGTTCGTCTCAAGTTCCTGATCGCCCGCTTGGTTGGTGATGGAAGGCGTCCATGAGGTATTGTCCTCCTGATCGCACCACGCCACCTTGCGCGCGTTGCCGCCTGCGCCGAGCGCGAACACGAACCGCTCCGCAGTCACCAGCACCGCCTTGTTGTCAATCGGCGCATTGGCGAGCACTACGGCGTCATTATTCGTGTCCAAGTCCCATTCGTATATCTTGCCGTCCTTGCTGGCGCAGGCAATCAAATACTCGCCCCAGTTGTCCAGACTCCACGTCGTGGCGGGCGTTACCGTGCCGGTGTCGGCTCGAGCGGTGCCGTAGGCGAATAGCCCGTAGCCACCGCCGCCATAACCAAGATTGAGCACAGCATCGGGGTCGCCGACGGTGTAGCCGCTTGGGGTGATGTCCGTAAGCGTGCCGGATTCGGACATGGCATACAGTTTGGTATGCGTGCCAATGCCGATCCAGCGCACGTTGGAGTTGTTGCGCCACGCCAAAAGGCCACGACACTTGCCATTAAATGCGGTGCTGGATCGCTTACGCCAGCCGCCTATGGGGCGCATCGTGTTCTCATACCAGCGCACAAGGCTGGCATCGCGCCACCGCCCCTTGCTCTGGTAGTCAGTGCCGTTCCGGTATATACCGGGCGGCAGATTAAGCGGAATTAACGCCAAGGCGTTACTCCTTTGTTGGTATGACGAAGCCCTTGAAAAAGGCAACCAATAGGCCGATGCCAGCCGCAAGGCCAGCAAGCCACTTCACAAAAGCCACAAGATTTTCTGCCGTAGACCAAGCGTCGGCGAGTTTTTTAAGGTCGCCCTTCACCTCTGCCATGTCGCTCTGCAAGAGCTCCAGGTCTTTGCGCAAGAGGGCTAGTTCCACGGTCTGATCCTGCTCGGACATGTCACGCTTCCTTACTCTCTTCTTTCGGCAGGTGCGGCTTGACCTGCTCCAACAGTTTCGCCCACAACGGATGCGCCCCCTGCGCCGTCGGGAGTGACCCCAACAGGTTCACGATGGCAACGGCTTCTTCTAGCGAGACTTTCAATTCAACGTCGGACATGGTTTATCAGGCTCCTTTTAGTGCGGCCATTTCCGCTTCCAGTTTCTCAATACGCGCCATTGCTTCCTGTAGGGCTTTAATGGCGGCGAAGGTGATGTCTTTGGTGTAGACCGTTTTGAGCGGTTCTTCGCCTTCCGGTGTTTCGCCAAAACCATCTGTGTCTACCCATACAGGCTCCACGCTTTCTACTTGCTGCGCGATTACACCGACGTTCACATCATCGTGCGTCTGGTCGTTGTACTTGTAGGTGACAATTTCCAACGCGCCGATCTTGTCCCACATGGACGCAGCGGGAGCAATGTCTTTCTTCGTACGAGCGTCTGACAGGTCTACGTTGTTAGACTGGTAGTTAGCCAAGCCGCCGTTGGAGCGGATAGAAGCGCGAAGTTGTGTGCTGTCATC